GCTGGATTTGCGGGGCACACATGTCCTTAAGAAAAGGGGGGCCTAGGTTGATTTGCTGGAGTATTAGTCCAGAGCATCGCCGATGTTGGTAAATAGGCCACTTCAAACATTTGAAATGGAGCATCATAAAATCTCATTGGTGTTTACCAATCGCACTTTTGAGAAGTCGGAAAAATTTTTGTTTGAATTAGTGGTTCTGCTGGATTTGCGGGGCACACATGTCCTTAAGAAAAGGGGGTGTGCAGATACCGCAACGAATGGCGCGAACCAGATTCTCAGACCAACGTGTCACTAAAGAGTGAAGTCAAAGTCTGGGGTATAAATGTTTGTTTGCACAGGAATCTTATTATTAATTATCCTGTTGGCAACTCATGTTGTATTGAGCTACGCTTGAAATCGAGTGTTTCAAGGGCTTATTATGGTCCTAAATATATTACTTCCCACACGACGGAAGCTGTAGTCCCTCCTGTGAGTAAAGCAGTTTGCATATTTATATAAGAAGAAGTACCATATATCTGATAGTCATTGGAGCACATAAAGGTCACTTGGCCGGAAGCTGTATTTGATGTGTACGTACCTGATAATAGAGGATCGTATGCTGTATTTATTTGGCAATTGAACACAGTATTAAAAGTAGTTTGGAATGTCGAAGCTTGATTAAGGCCGTCTGTATATGTTGTGACACGGTATGTGCCTGAAATTAAATTGGGAGGGAAGTTTATTCGTGGCGCTGCGGCTGTTCCACTAAGAGTGCAGCCTATTGAGCGCACAGCTCCACTAACACTTGCTATCGCCACTGAAGATGACGTTGAGCATGTGGATGAATACCAATAATCCATCACGCTGCCAGAGGCTGCTATGACGGGTTTACACAGTATAATATCATAACTTACCCAAAGACCCCCAATATTGGCCGCGGCTTGCATCCCTTGAGAGGCAATTTGAAAAACACCTAAATCATACAATCTAGGGTCGCGACCTGTTCCCACAGCAGCAGTTCTAACATATTGCCATTTAGTTGGTCGAGTTCCAGGATGGCACTCTACTGCATGAAGTAAATTGTCTGCAGGTTTGCCATAGTTAGAAAACTCCGTTGCTAACATTTGCTGTGGGTTAATATATACAGTATCAGATGCATTGTAATCGGTAGCCATTATAATTTTGCCTAGTGCTGTGTTAGTACTGTTTAAAGCGTCAGCACTAGTAGAAACAAAACTTAAAAGTAGCCCTGCAAAATAATATTCCTGATAATTTGCAGCAATGGATGCTAACCATGGGAATGTTTGAGACAATCCGGGGTTTAAATCATAAGAAGCTAGGGTAAAAGCTGTTGTACCGCTGATATCTCCTAAATACTCCTTATGTCGAATACGAATGCAATTTTCGCCGAAAGCAGGGACTGGTGAGCCTGACATTGTTAATGTATTGGCTGAAATTTTGTAATCACCATATCCTGTTACTTTCTTAAAAGCCCAGCCGAGTCCGGAACCTAAGGTTCCGCCTACTGAGCCGCCGATACCGGGCATTACATAGTTTCCTAGACCTTGTCCCAAAGCCTGTCCTATTGATTGTGCAACTCCGCCCCTGTTCCCAGAGCTCTTGCTCTTTCGGGGTGCGCTCTTGCGCGGTTGCTTTCTCCGTGGAGGACGCGGCCGTGGTGGTAATTTCTTGCGGTTGAAAGGTTTCGGCATTGACGAAATTATATATAAATGGTGGTTTATGTTCTATATGTAATAAAATTGGTTTTGTAAAATTTAAAAACGGTGTGTGAGACATATTAAAACTCGAAAAAACTGGGCAGCCAAATCTACCCAGCACACACTTGCCCCACTAAATTACTAAGGGGCATCTCTGACTGGTGCATCTCGTCGCCAGTCTTTTGAGAAAGATCTACCCACGCTGTTCTTTTGAATAACAGCGTGTCTAAAATTGGACTTCGGGTGAGCACCACCTGAGTCTCTAAGTGCTACAGCTTGCTCGTAGCTTGGTAATTTAAAACCAAAAGGTTGACCTTTTGGCCCATGATGTATCATGGCTTGATGGGCTACATGTTCAAATGGTTCTCCCTTGTTTTCTGGAGCATCAGGGATTTGAAAAGTAACTTTACGGTCATCGCGGACCTTAGGACGATCTTTATAATGTTGGTGTTTTGCTTCACCTTGTATTTTCATTTTTTCCCATTCTGGGCCCTTAAAAGCATCGGCCCTTGTGGCGTCCCAAGATTTTTCTACCCATGTTCCTTCACGTTGTTTCTTCTCTTTAAAGGCTTGAAACTTTCTTTGTTTTTCATCTAGAGTTAACGTGGGCACATTTGAGTGTACAGGTGGATCAGGATGTCTCCTCTGTTCTACTGACCATGTCATTCCGCACGGAGCTAAATCTCCATTAACAATAACTGGAATGTCTGATTTGGCAGATGGTGGTTCTTGGAACAAAGGAGGAGTCATCAATTTTTCATAGGTATTAGCTTGACTGAGCCAGGTCTTAAATTTTTTGTAGTCAAAGGCTGGCATGGCATGGGATAAATACTCAAGCATCCAGTCACCTGGTTCATTAGGATACTGTTCGTCGGGGCCAAAATGGGACAACCAGGCCCGCATACGGAGAGTTTGTTCGTTTTCTTTTATTTCATCTTTGTGATTCATCATCACAGCGGAGCAAAATTCTCCCAAAATTGGAGTGTTTTTATCTGTTAAAATAAAGCCTCGCACTTTCTCTAACAACTTTGTTAAATGTGTGACAGTGCGACCTAAATTAACACTCAAGTGAAATTTTGGTAAGGCTCGTGGCAAATCAGCGCAAGTGCTGAGCTCTCCGTCCCATACCATAGGGGAATAAACGCGTGCCAGAAATTTTATACCTAATTGGCCGCGGTGGACAACATCAACAGTTAACTGTTGACCAATACATGAAGCTGCCCGCTCGTAAACTTCAGCGGGCACATCTGCTGTCAAACCATCATCCCCACCATAGATTCCCAAACGAAAATAAGAATCTGAAGGTTTCACCCAACAACCATCTTTTACTGACATTCGCATTGCTAAAAAGGCAACGAAAGCATTTACTAGAGAGTTTAAAACTCCCGTTTCAGGCGATCCTGAAGCTCTTGTGTACTCTGTGTCATACTTGGTACCAAAAGATGCTCGCGCTTTTAAACCATATTGAGCGCCATGTAGAGTTATTAATTCTTCATGGTATTGCACAGCGAATGTGCGTAATAACACAACACGCTCTAATTCACGCATGATATTGGAACCATGTCCATCAAAACGTGAAAAATCGGTGTTCACAGCATACTCTGCTTTGGATAATATTTGAGCGACACGGTTTGCGATCATAAGTGGTGTTGAACCGAACGCATACCAAGGTGTGGTTTTCATTGCATTTCCAAACGCATAAGTATAACAGCTGTAATCGCGCTTATCTGCTGCATTAATTGTTGAAATATTGCGCGGGTCAGCTATTTTAGCATAAGACTCAGACTTTTGAAAAGACTTTATCTCACGCTCTGGATAAGTACCACCAACAACGTTAGGATCAGTATTACCTGCATCCTCAAGTAATCGTCGTTGGGTAGGGCGGTGTTGTTTTTCCCAAACTACTTCTAGACTGACAGGTGCTAGAGTATTTTTGTTGTCATCCGACACAAATTGTTCACTAAATTCTTCGATACAGCGACTTATGAACACGGTCAGTGGCATAATTGGTGGACGAACTCGTTCAATTCGTCCCTCTACACTTTGTTCTTCATTCCCACGACATCTGGCGGGCACATAGGCACCTCCTACAAAGGGGTGCATGAAGGGCACCATTGGTGTTGGTGCCATCTCGTCGTATAAAAAAGGTTTAAATTGATACGACTGTAGTGCTTCTTCTACTGGACATAACATATCTGGTGTTATGGTTTCTTTGTTAGAACGATAATATTCCAATAACGGTGGGGCTGATGTGCGATCGCCGCCTAACTGATTCGCGACGTGCGCGACAGTCATTGGATATTTTAAAGTGCGGTTTTCTGAGGCGATTGAATCGTCGACCACACGTTTAATTGAAGCTTCTAGGTACGTCATAGGACGCCCTGTTGATATCATGAGTCCCTTCTCTTTTGAAAAAGTTTGTAATCGACAGTGGCCGCTCAACGTTACTACTTGTAAACGCTTTAAATCGCGACTCTCCACCCATCGATCATGGAAGAAGGCTCCGAGACCGGTCCAAATTCCTGTTGGCACTACCAAGACTATCTCGTGGTCATCAGACGTGGCTCGCCGGGTGACGCTATAAGATATTGCTTTATAGGTTAAACCAAGGAATTTCTTTTTGACGACAAAGTCGTCAAGACTCCAGTTCCAGATTTCATGAACGTAGCCTCCACCTCCCGTAACTGTGTATACTACTTGATTTTGCTTATTAAATGTATACGCATAGTTCTTTGTTTCTTTGGCTACTCTGTCAGGTTGAAAGGTAAATACCACCGTTGGGTGTGGGTGTGTATTTAAAAAGTGAGGCATATCGATATACATGTCGACATCTCCTAGTACCACAAGGGGGTTTTGTGGCACTGTAACAGGACTAGGTTCGGCCGTCGTATCTTTTGTCCAAAAGTACGACCTGCTACCTAGTCTGCCCAAATCCTCATCGTTCTTAGACCGTTGAATGTAATAAACTTCTCTACCAATTGTTTTACCAAAATGGTCTAGTGAAGCTTTTGTTTTTGTGCGGTCCATAGCAGCGAGGGCATGAGTATGTGCAAGCTGCGGTTTAACTGAGATAAATTGCATTTGGTTAAACCACGTCTTAATTTTAGTTGGGTCTCCTTGAACATCGACCCTAGTCTTGCGGATATATTTAGTCTTTAAATGCATAAAGTACTCATTGTTCGGCGATGAACAATACCGGTACGTTTGCAAAGCTGCATAGCAGCCAAATCCTGCAAGCAAAGTAAGCAATGCGCCCTTTGCAGCGCACTTGGTAGGGCGGAGTAACACCTTACCAAGAATTTTTCGGGTAAATGGGACAGCAAAAATACTGCCCATAGCAAGTAAACCTGTGGATATAAGCACCACAGGTTTCTTATTCAAAACGCATAAGCCAATTTCAGAACTTGTTGTCATTGTGTTATGGGTTTTATCAGA